CTAATTCTTTAAAGTAATTCACTGTAGCTACACTTTGAGCCGTTAATATAATATTATTTAGTCTTTGTAACATTACAATAATTTGAAAGAAGATGATTGAAAAACAAAACGCTAACCAATACAAGATTAGCTAGCGTTCTGATATCTTTTGACAGTTTATTTAGTAAACGTCAATAAGGTTTAAAAGTTCTTTATTTATAAATTGACACTATCCTAAGTAATAGCGGTTATTTGTCCACTATTTAATTCCTCTTGTATTTGTTCATAAGCAACAAAATCTGAATCTACTTGCTCTTTTAATTGCTTTCTCTTTTGTAGGAAATCTTTATATATGTCTATATAACTTTCATCTAATATCCCCAATAAGGCAGCATTATAGTCATTCAATTTCTTTGCTTCAACATCTGTACCCCATAATTCATTAATACATGTTTCTAATATCTTATTAGCAGTTAATGTAGGCCATACAATCACTTCATAATAAGAATAACCAATATATTCATCTCTTTGTTCCGTTTGTATATCCCATCTATATAAATAGTAACCATTACTATCTCTTTCTATTGTACTGGGTATTTTATCACTGTATGTTCTATTCATATTATTCTGTAGTTGTAGTTATTTCAGTTGATTTATATTTTGGGAAAAAGCAAAGGCGAGACCCAACACGACGATATGCACCAGAAGGGGGATCACCAGCACTCACATAAGCAAGGCCTGCACTCGTCCCGCTGTCCGCATTACCGCCAACCTGTATCACCTGCATGCGGTTAGCCGATGTATTGGTAGCATAATAGTCGCACCAGTAGGTAGAGGAGCTGCCGCCAATCTCCGTGGTCACTATATCACCATCTTCTCCAAGCAACATCTTCTTAGCATAACCGTCTGTACGGCAGATATTGCCTTTTTTGTCATAACCGGTATAAGAAGTGCTACTGAAATTCAATGGGTTATTAGTAGTCCATAATATGGATAATCCAGAATCACCAGTAGTGACTTGTACATTAGCCCCATCAACGTATTTCCAGATATGACCAAATGGATTCTCTATACCACGATACCTGTTAGCCATCAACGTAGCATGAGTACCGTCTGAAGAGTTCTTCACCACATATGCCTTCTCTCCAGAGCTGTTCCCGAACTCGTTGGTGTAGCCGCATGGTATAAGGGGATTGGCGTTGTTGAAGTTAGCCCAATCCGTCATTTGCGTTGGTCCCAGACCTAGGCCACCTTGGGCGAAACCGTTAGCGTCCTTTTGAGCATTAAACGGTTTTTGACTATTTAATGTAGCATATTCTACTGCAAATAACCAGAATAAGGTTTTATGTGCTCCATAGGTGTACATCTCCCAACCACTTCCACGTTTTCTTGCAGCTTGTCGGAATTGGTCTCTGGTAAGGTTGGTAACAGGGCATCCTAGCAAGGAACGGTAGGTATCATCCCATTCAGCGGTGTTGTCACCACCTCTAAAATTAATTGAATTAGGATCACTTAATTTACTAGCTCCAGCCGCCGAACATAATAAATTATCGGTTCTATACATTCTGGCTTCATATGTTGAGATATAGAACTTATCTACATGTTTATACCCAGGTAATGGAATTTCGGACAACATCATCCTAAATTTAGTGCCATTAAAATACAATTTATACCAATGTTCAGGTATCTCTGTCATAACAGCATAATCCAAATAGCTTCCACCCCATGAAAGCTCATTATCCAAATATTCTTTAACTCCACCATCTCTATCCAACAAACACCTTCTCATCTTACTCTGGATAGGTAGCTCTCTATGCAATTGAATATTACCTACTCTAACCCCATCAGGACTAGATGATGCAGTATCCCACTCAACACCATACGCATATCTTTCTTCTAGATCTGGTATATCTTCCCAAGCTGGAGACCATTCAGTAGAAATATCACCATATTCAAGTTTAATCTTATGGATGGTGGAAATTGATGTGCCAGTTTTAGGAGAACTAAATACAACCATATGTGTATTATCAGCTACTGCATCTCCGATATTAGTAACCCATTTAAAAGTCTTACTGGCCTTCCCATTTACAAAGTCAGTCTTACTGAACTGAGCCATAGAACCTACTGCACCAGTAGAGTTATATATAGTGAACACTTCCTTATCATCACCCAACTCTCCAAAAATAGTCAATGTTACTTGTGTTCCTTTAGATATCTGTTCAGTTAGCCAGTAATCAGCCATCTCATACTTGGAATTACTCACCTCCTTCCCCGATCCCAGCAACAGGTTCCTCCCGTACACGGGAAGCTTACGATACTTGCCATCATTCATTAAAGCTTTTGATCCGTCACCTGTAGTATGTATTATTACTTCCTTAACATTAGGATCAGTAGAATTATCTGTAACACTTGCCTGTATAGAAATTCCATCAGTTACCGGAATTAAATAATCATTATTAACCTGAGTTTCCACATCTAAATTCTGACGTATCCACATTTGTATAGAACAATGATTAACCCCCATAGTTTGTTGCGCATAAAACCAAATAGAATTATCACCATTGGTGTTATATCCGCCAAAAAGACTTGATATATACTCACCATTATCTCTAATTGGGAGTGTATTAACAAAACCGTTTGGAACCTTCTCTAGTAATGTATTATAGTCTTCTTGAGATATAGATGGAGTATCGCCGTTTGCCACTTTCATGAAGATGTCAAACACTGTACAATCCGCTAAATCAGCTTTAGTAGCTAATTTATCATCTACATATTTTTTGTTAACGTCTACGGTAGGTATGGTAGGTTTACCAGTAAGATCGTTGTAACTACCAGATGTAGCTACAGTAGCCAATATTGGTTTATTCAATATCAATGCATCTCCTTCTGTAGCATTCCAATCGGCATTAACATTTACTTCGGCACCAGCAGCAATGCCATTCAACTTTGTCTTATCTGAAGGTAACATCAAACCAGCTAAAGCTGTAGTAGATGCAGGAAGATTTAATTCTATATTTTCTACTGCATTGGTTACTAAGTTCCTTTTATCCAAAGTAATAGAGATATCTGTTGCTGTAATATTCTTAGTAGCTGCTTCAATTACCTCATTGATGTTTGTAACTTTAGTTTTATCTGCAGTAACATAGTCATTAGTACTTAAACTCTTACCTTCTACTTTATCAACTTTAGTATCAATAGCATTATATACATCAGTAAAATCAACTTCTGGTATATTTACTACAGACCATACTCCATTCTGCCTAGCATATTGCTTACCATCTTTAGGTGCTTCTTCTACTAGTTCCCGACCATGATCACTACTTAAGTATGGTATTTTAACCCATTCCCCATTATATTTTACTTTAATTACCGTAATTAAATATTAAATATTTGTTTGCCAATTGTTTTAGCTTCTGTTCTAAGTGTTTGAAAAGATTGCCATTCATCATATCTGGTAATAGGTTGACTGCCACTAAGCAATTGTTCAACCATATTAGATTTTAATGCTGCTTCCTCATCTGCACTATATCTAGTTCTGATAACCTTACTTACGAAAGAATCATAAGTTGGTTCTTCATTGAATTTTAATTCATAATAAGCATAACCATGTATATCTTCAGAATTAATTTCTTCAATATCCCATCTAACTGCCCATTCATTCATTCCTAGGTATTCTATTACTTCAGGTATATGATCACCTTGTACTTTCTTTAATTCCATAACTACTTAATAATTTTTGTCTATAATCTTTAAAATTATAAGATCTCGT